ACAAAGTTGTTTAACTTTGTTTTAATCCGCACCCGTCTGGCTTCCAACGAGTCAGTTACCTTGGGGAAGATATTCAGCATCTTTTCCCACCGGCTCAAACCATAATCCAAAGCTGAATCGACAAACTGATTGACGAAAACTTCTTCTTGCGCATCCCACGCCAATTCAAATTCCGGCTGTTCCCCGGTGGCGATCCCTTGAATTTCTGCAAACTCCCGGACGGCATAGGGGTAATAATTGATCAGCTTTCTTTCCATGCCCTCACCCCTTACGCCCCGGCAATCGTAGCCGTTTCAGCGGTCATGGCTCCAAGGGCCGGAATGGTATCAAGGGGCAAATTGTAGTTTGCCGCCGTCCCATTGATTTTGGTGTTGGCAACATCCAAAATCCCCGGAATACTTAACAGACGGCTTTCAAGCTGACTAACCCGGACAATCAGGGCTTCTTCCTGATCTGCCCACCCCTGGGCCATTTCCAGAAAATAGCCGTTGACGGCTTCTTCGGCATAGGGTTTCACATCGTCCCACGTCCATCCCCGCTGGTAGTACAGGGAAAAAGCCAAATCCAGCGTTTCCAGGGCCACAGGGAACACTTTCACCACATGGCCGATAGGAGCTATACCCACCCCTTCCCCGGCGTTCTGCGTGGGGTCTATGGCCGTCTGAACGGTATCAACCAGCGTGTCAGACGGAACGGAAAAGGTTGAATCAATGATCACCAGCTTGACGGTTCCGCCAACGGTCAAAAGGCTGTTTTTCCCGGCATGGTAAACCACCTGTAACCACGTCAAAATATTGGGCGGAACACCGGCCAGCCCGTCCAGCCATTCCCCGGCTTCTTCCGGGGGCATCAGTTCAGACGGGGACAGATTGCTGTTCCATGCCCTGTAAACCTTTACCCCGCCCACACCGGGGATAGCGTTCACCTTTTGCAGATAGTCCGCCCGGTTCCCGCCGAACGCCTGAAGGTTCAGGCTGTCAAAATACCGTTGCCGGAAAACCTCTGTATCTTCTTCATTTTCGCCGGGGATCAACCGGGCTGTAATTTGGCACGTTTCCAGCCCTTCCACATACTCAATGGGAATAACCGTCCGCCCGTAATCGTTCCCGATTTCCCCAAGGACTTCACAGGTGATTTCATACACCCCGCCGCCCTTATCCTTGGAAACGTAATAATTCAGTTCCCCAATGGAAAACCGTTCCCCCATGGGAAGGGAGAGGTCAGCCGGGGTGATCGTCATTTCCAACACGGCGGGGGTGGCCGGGGTAGGTGCAAGGCCCCGTTCTTTGGCCCTTAAAATCAAATATTCCCGGCTTGCCGTGTCCGCAAAAGTTTCCTGTAACACGGTATCCAGGGCAATATAAAGGTTCTGCAACTCCACGGCGGCGGGGGCTTGCCCATGCCACAGCAGGGAACCTTCCCGGCTGTCAAGGTTTTTATCAGACGCAAGCGCCCGATCCATCATCCGTTTGATCAGCCCGTCATAGGTGATATGTTCATACATCAGATTTCCACCACCTTTTCCACATTGATATTCCCGTAAATGCTGAACACTGTGAACGTGGTCAACACTTTCTTTTTGTTCACTTCAAACTGAAAATTTTCAACCGCCGTGATCCGATCATCTTGCAACAGGGCTTCCCTGATCCGGCGTTCAATTTCCGGGATACAATATTCCGGGTCTTTTCCGATCAGGTCATGAAGTTCCACCCCATAATTCCAAGAATGAATCAGCCAAAAATACCGTTCTGTATTCAGGATCAGGAAAACCGCCTGTTCTACGGCCCGGATTTGGTCAACCGTCCCGGTGATTGTCAGGGTGTCATGGTTCATTTTGAAGGTTCGGCTGGGCAAGGTGGTAAAAATAAAATCTTGCCGCAAATCGTCCCCGGTGTTCGGGATCATAACCATTCCCCCTTCAGTTCTGGAATGGGCTTGATCCGGTCTATCACCACAAACCGTTTTCCGCCCTGTATCCGGCCCAAAAGCACCCAATCCCCTTTAATCAAGGCGTTGTGTACTTTGAATTTTTTCTTGCCTTTGTAATCGTGGTTGTGGGACGCAAAGGCCGGATCACCGGAACCACCCGCCCGGTTTAGGGTGATATGGCTCACCGTCATATCAACTTCAAAATCCGTTACATTCCGGGTCAGCACCAGCATTTTTTCCGTGTAGATAGATTTTTGATCCACTTGGATTTTCAGCGGGGAAGCTGAAATCACTTGCCCAAATAACAGGTGAACCGGCTTTTGGGCTTCCACAGCTTCCACAGCGGCCCGCTTCACCACTTCAACAGGGTTAGGCAATAAATTCACCCCCAATCAAGGATAAATCCATCATGTGTTCTTCCCCCCTGAAAGTATGGGTTACTTTCTCCACAACCAAAAATTGATTGGCGATAATGTCACCCAAGTTCAGGGATACCATAACGGCGCTTCCGGCCCGAATATCAGGACGGCCAAAAGCGTTCTTTACCGTCAGCTTCCGGGTTTTCTGATTGTATAGGCCCAACAGGGCATCAGCTTTGGCGGCGGCTCCGGTGGCGCTCTGAATTTGTTCAAAGTATTGGAGAACACCCCATTGGTTCATGTTTCCGCCGTCCTGGGCAATATACAATTCCCGTTTTCCGGTGGCTTCGTTGTTGAAGGCCAGCTTGATTTTGTTATAGGTCTGTTCATCAATGCTTGAACTATAATCAAAATTTTCAGCCGTTTCAGCGTCAATAAGCAAATCCGTTTTCAGGGAATTGATATTTTTCAGGGTCAGGCTTCCGCAATCGTCATAAAGAATGAATAGTTGTTTGGTTTGGCGCAAGGTTTCATCAAGGGCATTTTGCACCATATCAAACAGGGTTTGGTTTTCCTCCACAATGGTTTCAAAGGTGTATCCGGTATCCTCCACCGTCCCAAGGTTCAGCCGGAAATCTGTTGCAATCCGTTTCAGCAGATCGGACGCTTTCAGCCCTTCTTCCGTGATCGTGTCTTTATTTTTCAGATACCGTAATTGGTCATAGGCGGTCACATCAATGGTGTTCCCCTTGTCCCTGGATTTTGTGAAAACAAACCCATAAAACATGGGGGTTCCGTCCACGGTCAGTTTTACCGGATCACCTTCCTGAAAATTCAAGGCGGCATCTTTTACAACTGTGAAGGTCAGCTTTCCGGGGGTTCTTTTCCGTTCAAAGGTCAATTTGGCCCCTTCCTCAACAGCGGGATACTGAATAGAAGAACCATGCTGGATCAGGATTTCAACGGCCAAACGGATCACCCCTTTCAGGAAGGCAAGGTCAAAGATTGGTCAGGATAAATCAAATTTGGATTTTTGATTTTATCCTTGTTCAGTTCATAGATTTCTTTCCACCGGGAACCGTCCCCCAACTGCTTTTTGGCAATATTCCAAAGGCAATCCCCGGATTTCACGGTATAACTTGCATTTTTGGGGGCGTTGGATGTTTCCCGTTTGGGCGGCTCCACCGTGGCGGTGGCCGGTTGGAAAGGTGCCGGGGGCGGGGACAGCTTAACGGTTTTTGTGCCAAAGGCCCGGTATTGGCGCAATTTGATATATACCCCAATATCCATGCCTTCTTTTACATCATCCGTAATTTGGTAATCCTCCATCCCCACCGTTAAATTGGAATAGAACAGCGCCGCCCCGGAAGGGCGGCTTCTGTTCAGTATCCATTGAAACGGCGCTTTGCTTTTTTTCAGCCGTTCAAACAAGTTCAGATAGGTTTGGGCCGATTGTGCGCCCCCATTGCTGAACGGATAGGGGGATTGGGGAAGGATCAGGTCAAAGGATACATCCGTCAAGGCGGCTTCCTTCAGGATGTTGATTTCCTCACCATTGATCAGTGTCAAGGTTTTGTTCTGGTTGTTGATTTTCACCTTGACTTTGGAAGGGGTAATGGGCATTAGAACCCCATCAAGATACATCTTGTAAGCCATAGCCCATTACACCCCTTCCCCGGAAATATCCAGCTTTTCCGCAAAATCAGCCGTCCAAGCGTCCATAATCCCATCAAGATCAGTGTCTTTGGAAATATGGTTTTCGTTGTGCTGTTCAATGGTAATTTGGGCGGTAGTATACCGGTTGATTGCTTCCCGTTCGGCAATGTCCCGCAAATATTTCAAATCTTCATCCGTGTATTCAATGGCATCGGCGGTGGCTGCGGTGTTGGCGGTGTTGGCGGCAGTATCCCCGGTATTGCCATAAATGCCTTCCAGGTTGTTCCCGAAATCATCCATCCCCATTTCGTCCAGAGTGGGCATTTTGAACATCCCGGAAACGGTATCTTCGATCCCCTCACCGAAATTGTAACCCAAATCATAAGCGGCCCCGTACTCAAACCGCCCAAGTTTCAGATCATCGGCGTTCATTTTCGCCATCACTTCTTTACCCTCACCAAAGGTATCATCTACCCAACCGCCCAAGCTGTCACGCCAGCCCTGAACGGCCCCGGAAAGGTCAGAACCGAAAATGGCATCAATAGCCCCGGCCAAAGATTGAAGTACCCCAAGCACCGTATCCGCCAAATCAAAGAACAGACGGGCCACGGCTCCAACGGGATCAGTGAACACATTGCCAATGAAATTGGCAACCGTGGCAACCAAATTATAAATAAGGGTGAACACGTCCACCACCAAATTCCACAGGGCTACAAAAATATTTCCGATAAACGCAAGCGCCGCCATAAATGCGCCGCAAATAACCCCCGTGGCTGAAATGCTGGTTCCGGCAAATTTATTGACCGCCGCCACAGCCGCATAAAAGGCCGCTACCAGGGCAATTACCAGAATGACGAT